TGACATGTTATTTATTTGGTTAAAGAAAGATAGTAATAGTGGTAATCAAGATTTATTTTTTAATATTAATATTAATGGAGTTTATACAAATTAGATAATTATGGCAATAACAAAATTTACAGATGTAGCAGATTCAGGATATGATATTGCTATAAATAAAGATACTGCTCATCAAACTGAACGTGATAAGTTTTTAGCAGGATTAGTAACTAAGATAGATGAGTTAACTGATCTTATTAATACTCATATAACTGATATGGCAGCTAATAATGCTAAAACTGGAATAACAACAGCACAAGCAAATGCTATAACAGCTAATACTGCAAAAGATAGTATGGTGTTAGGGACAACAAATAAAACAGCTTTAGCTGGTAATACAACAACTATAACTGGAACACAGGCTGCTGCTATAACAGCTAATGAAAAAGCTGTTACTAGTAATACTAGTAGTATAACAGGTCTTACTAATGATATGAAAGTTGTTCAGCAAAATTTAACTGTTAGTACAGCTACTGGTATAACAGCTAGGTTTGATAATTTAAAAGTAGGTTTAAAAAGTAGCACAATAGACTTAGCGATAACAGATAATACTGGGAAAAGTCCTGTAACACGTAGAGCAACAATAACAATACAATAATAAAATAAGATATGATATATAATATAAAAGCAAATCATACAGGTACTACAGATAATACATTATTAGGTCATATTAAACAATCTAATAACAGAACATATAGAGTTCATTCTTGTAAAATAACTAATACAGATTCAACTAATGTTTATATACATGTTAGAATACATGATGGTACAAATTCTATTGATGTTGTAAGAAATTTTTATATAAGAAAAGGATATACTGTAGAACTATTTGATAAACCTTTTGATTATCCTGATAAATATGATCTTATGATAGCATTAGATAATATTAATTATCAAGTAAGTTGGATTACACAAACAGAGGTGTTAGATGAGCATAGTCACATTGAATAAAATATTTTTACTTTAAACTTTTTTTATTTAAACTTTTTATATATATTTGCTATTATTAATATTAAAAATATAAAATCATGGCGGATAATAAAGAAAATCCAAAAGACAAAGTTGAACTTTCACAAGAAGAGTTAGCTGCAAAAAGAGATGAGATTACAAACTATTATAGTGATCATATTCCTCATCTAGAAAAACAATTAGAATATGAAAATTTATTAAGAGATATTGAAAAATGTCGTGCAGAAAGAATGCAGGCACAAATGTTTATGACTAAGATGGCAGCTACGCCACCTGAGCCAGAAATTAAAACTCAATTTGACAATGCAAAAATGACAACTCCACAACCTGCACCAGAAGTCAAAAGATCTCTTAAAAAAGCTGTTAAAAGTGAGTAGTCAAATAAACGTTACTAGAGAACAGATTGAACAAACCATTAAAAGAGGCACTGAATATGTCTGGTTTGAAAAGGGAGATTATAATCTTAATATTGTAGGTATTAGAAATTCTAGTACAGATAATGAGGTTACAAACCGTTTTGATGATAAAATTACTTTATCATATAAAACAGGAACTCATCCAAAAACAGGTGAGGGAGGTGTTTGGAATTTTCATTGTTTTGATTGTACTACTGATCCTGGAACTCATTGGGTGGAGAATATAATGAGAGAGGATGGTGTTGCAATATTAAAACCTGGTCAATATAGAGGTTCTCATATTATTAGAAAACATCAAGGTAGATATGAAGCTTTAGGTCAAGATAGACCTGTGCAAGTTTATAGAGATGACAACCGTGATCCATGGTATAATCTTTTAGAAGAATCTGTACAAGAAGGGAATTTTGGAATAAATATTCATAGAGCTACTAAGTGGGCTAATAAAAAATCTAGTCAAGTAGATAAGTGGTCTGCAGGATGTCAAGTAATAGCAGCTAATGATGATTGGAAGCTATTTATGAAAATCTGTAGAAAAGCTAGAGATACTTGGGGTAATAGATTTACCTATACTTTATTAGAAAGCAATAAGATATTAAAAACATGGCTATAGTTAATAAAGTAGACAAAAAAGTAAGAATGAGTAGGGATGATATAATTAAATATCAAATCCTTACTCACTGCTTTTTGAATGATATACAGATTAGTAATTCTGATCTTGAATGTTTAGCTGAATTAGCTAAAGAAGGAAGAAAAGAATTAACAGCTTTTTGTAAATTAATATCTTCTAAAGGAATATTTAAAAGTAAGCAATCTGCTAGAAATGCTATAACAAAATCTGAAAAGAAAAAATTAATTGTAAAAAATGGATCTAATAAAAAAACAATATATCTTAATCAAGATTTAAATGTACAAACTGAAGGTACTATATTATTAGATTATAAAATTTTAGGTATTGAAACCAAAGAGTCATAAATATTTTTTTAAATCAGTGGCTGAAGAAGTAAAAGTACATAAAGATGTTGTAGATGATTTTGTTACTTTTTATTATGGTAAGGTAAGAAAAAATTTATCTGAATTATCAGATCCTAATATTAATGTTGCAGGTTTAGGTACCTTTAGTTTAAGAAAAAATAAATTAGAAAAATCTATTAAAAGACAAAAAGATATATTAGGTAATCTTGAAAAAATGACTTATAAAGGTTATGAGAAATATGTTCCAGTTAAAAGTAAGATTGAACAAATGGAATTAGCTTTGGGTAAACTAAATGAAAATATAAAAAATAAAAAAAAGTTCAAAAATGAGAATAAATAAAATTATTGGAGCTTTTGGTAATATAAAACAAATAGTAGAAGGAGTTAAAAATAAAGTCTTTAAAAAAGAAGATGTAGAGCAAATTGCAGATTTAAGATGGTCATATTGTGTTACATGTCCTGAATTAGATAGTAAAGGAGATAAATGTGCTGTTAATGGAACTCAACCATGTTGTGGAGATTGTGGTTGTAGTTTAGGGTTAAAACTTAGAGCCTTGTCATCAAGTTGTCCAAAAGGAAAATGGCCTGCTGTTGTTGATGCTAAATCTGAAAAACTTATTAAACAACAAATAAAACAAAAAGAAAATGGCAGTAATATTTAAAGAAGATGGTCATATATATGAGAGTCTTAATGAAGATCTTAAAAAAGATCAGATTAAATGGACTAGTGTTACATCATTTGTAGGTATGTTTAAACCTAAATTTAATGCAGAAGCACAATCTAAAAAATCATCTAAAAATAAAAGATCAAAGTGGTATAAGATTCCTCCAAAAAAAATTTTAGATATTTGGAATAAAGAATCAGAAAGAGCTATTGAACTTGGTAATTGGTATCATAATGAAAGAGAAAAAAGATTATTAGAATTTTCTACAATAGAAAGAGATGGTGTTGAAGTTCCAATTATTGAACCTATTACTGATCAAAATGGAATTAAAATTGCACCAGAACAAAAATTAAAAAATGGTGTATATCCAGAACATTTTGTCTATTTAAAATCTGCAGGATTATGTGGACAAGCTGATCTTGTTAGTATAGTAAATGGTAAAATAAATATACTTGATTATAAGACTAACAAAGAAATAAAGAAAAAAGGTTTTACTAATTGGGAAGGAATAACATCTAAAATGTATAAACCTGTAAATCATTTAGATGATTGCAATTTAAAACATTATAATCTTCAATTAAGTTTATATGCTTATATTATTAAAAAGCATAATCCAAAACTTAAAATTGGAGATTTAAAAATACAACATGTAATATTTGAAGAAGAAGGAAAAGATGAATATGGATATCCAATAAGTAAATATATTAATGGGGAACCTGTTGTAAAAGAAATTATTATTTATGAATTACCATATTTAAAACAAGAAATACAAAGTTTAATAATGTGGTTAAAAGATAATCCAATATGTTAATAAAATTATTTGATATACAAAATAACAAAGTTGTACCTAGTGAACATTGCTATACATTAAAATCTTTAAAAACAATTATGGAAAAATATCCAGATACTTATTTATCTGTATATCAATATGTATTTTATATGACATGTCCTGATCCTGATTTAAATCCTTTTTTTAATTTACCTGAACATGAAAAAGAAGATATGATTATAGAAGAAATACAATTTGAAGAATCAAGTGAAGATGGTGCAATAAGACATGCTATAGATACTTGTAAAGAGTTATATGAAACTCCTACATATAGAGCATATAAAGGAATAAAAAGTATGTTAGATAGATTAGCTAGGTATATGGAGACTACATCTATTGATCACGGTAGAGATGGTAATTTAACTGCATTAGTTAACACTGCTGCTAAGTTTGATCAAATTAGACAATCTTTTAAAGGAGCATATACTGACATGAAAAATGAACAACAAAGCTCTGTCCGCGGTGGGCAGGGATTAGCTTATGATCAATTATAAATTTTAAAACTATGATAAAAGAAAATGTTAAAAACTATAAAGTAATACCTATTGGTAAAAGAATATTAGTAAAACCAGTTGAAAAGGTAGAACAAACTAATTCAGGAATTATTCTTCCTGATTCTCAAGTTCAACAAAAACCTCAAGGTACTATTGTTGCAAGAGGTCCAGAAGTATTTGATGATCTTCAAATTGGAGATTTTGTACAATGGATTATTAATATGTCAGTTGATGATAAAGAATTTATTCACAATGGAGAACGTCATATTTTATTAACTCAGGATGCAATAGTTTGTAAATTAGAAGATGTATAAAAAAGTTCCTACATATAAAAATGGTGAATGGGACTACAAAGAATTTAAAGAAAAAGAAGACTTTGTAAATTTTATTTTAACACTTTTTAAAGAGCCAGGGCAGTATCAGTTTGATGAAACTGCCCTTCTTTTTAATGAACAAGCTAGAATATTTAATACTCAAGGTTATTATTGTAATAAACCTTTTAGATCTAAAGATTATATAAAGTATTGGAATTCTGAAAAAGAAAAATGTCAAGAAGGTGTTTTATATTATGGTGAGAAAAATATATTTTATCTTACAAGAGATTATTATATGTGGTTAAATTTCTTACCAATCTTTGATAAAGAAGAAAAAAAGTACGGATTTGCTAAAGTAAGGGATGCACAGTATCATATGGCTTTATATGAATTACTTGCAGAATTACATTATAGACATGTAGCTATTCTTAAAAAACGTCAGATAGCTTCTTCTTATTTTCATATGGCTAAAGTATTAAATCAATTTTGGTTTGAAGAAGGATCTATATGTAAAATAGGTGCATCACTTAAAGATTACATAAATGATAAAGGATCTTGGAAATTTTTAGAAGAATATAAAACATTTCTCAATGAACATACTGCTTGGTATAGACCTACTAATCCAGCTAAAGTATTATTATGGGAACAAAAAATTGAAGTTAGAGTTAACAATAGAAAAACACATAAAGGTTTAATGTCAAAAATTCAAGGTGCTTCTTTTGAAAAAAATCCAACAACTGGTGTTGGTGGACCTTGTACTTATTTCTTTCATGAAGAGGCTGGTATTGCTCCTAAAATGGATCAAACATTTGAGTATATTAGACCTGCAATGACATCAGGTATGATAACTACTGGTATGTTTATTGCAGCTGGTTCTGTTGGTGATCTTGATCAATGTAATCCATTAAAACAAATGATATTAAATCCAGAAGGAAATGATATATATGCAGTAGAAACAAACTTAATGGATGAAAAAGGAACTATAGGTAAAGCAGGTTTATTTATTCCTGAACAATGGTCTATGCCTCCTCATATAGATAAGTACGGAAATTCATTAGTTGAGCAAGCTCTCAATGCTATAAAAGAAGAAAGAGCACAATGGAAAAAAGATTTAAACCCAGAACAATATCAATTAAGAATATCACAAAAACCAATAGATATTGCAGAAGCTTTTGCATATAGAAAAGAAGCAATATTTCCACAAGCTATAATATCAAGACAACTTAAAAGAATTGAAGAAAAAGAATATGCATATGAATTTGTAAAATTAGAAAGAACATCTAATAGTATTAAAGCTAGTAAGTCTAATAAGCTACCTATTTTTAATTTCCCTGTTAATAAAAAATTAGAAGATAAATCTGGAGTATTAGTAGTTTGGGAGAAGCCTGTTAAAAATCCTTCATTTGGTATGTACTATGCTTCTATTGACCCTGTATCAGAAGGTAAAACAACTACATCAGATTCTTTATGTAGTATATTTGTTTATAAAAATCCTATTGAAGTAACTAGACAAAGTAAAGATCAACCTGAAGCATTTATAGAAGGTGATAAAATTGTAGCATCTTGGTGTGGTAGATATGATGATATAAACAAAACACATGAACAATTAGAATTAATTATTGAATGGTATAATGCTTGGACATTAGT